TCCACGCCCCGGATCGTCACCTTGGCGGGCTGGAGCCTCCAGCTGATCTCGCCGGTGGCGAAGCGATGGAACTTCACCTTGCCGCCGCGCGTCAATCGATCGCGATTCGCCTCGGCAAAAATGCGCACGCCCTCAGTCAGCGCCGCGACCTTATCGGCGATCGGGCCGGTGACATGATCCAGCGCCTCCTGCAAGGCGGCGACCTTGTCATTATGATCGGCAGTGACGCGCAGCAGCTCACGCTGCGCATCGCCGATCGAGCGGATGAAGGATGCTGCTTCCGCATCGGTCTGGGGCACGGCGATATTCGCCGCTGGTTTCTTCACTTTAGCCATCAGTGTTCCTCATCCTGTTCCGCATCCAGCCCGCCCGCGATATGTGCGCCGAAGCCCGCGCGGGCCATCAGCTCGGTAAAGCGCGAAAGGTCCATCGTGCCGATCGATGCGGCGAGCCTGCCCCGCGCGTCGGCCAGACTGGACGAGCTGGCGAGCATCTCGGCCAGCGGGTCGGCCACCGCCTCGAACAGTTCGTCCCAGTCGCCGAGCAGTTCTTCGGTCACCGCATCGACGCTGTCGTCCGGCCCGCCATCGCGGATTGCCGAAGCGGCAGCGCGCTTCTGATCCCCGATGCCCCCTGTCGTCGATTTAAGAGGGTCTAAGAGGGCGGTTGGATCGCTTTTCGGTCCCTCACTACCCTTTTGGCCTTCCTGCGCCTCCTGAGGCGGATTTTCGGGCATCCCTGCCGATGGGATGACCAGCCGCTTCGCATCCGCCGATTTGGGCGCGGGCAGGCCCGCCATTTCCCGCATCTCTTCGGCGTCCACCTCAACACCCATCGGCACGAGACTCTGGGCTGCATCGAGCAATCCCTTCACGTCGACCGGATCGGGCTTGCCGATGATGATGCGCGGATAGGCTTTACGCGGCCCCCGGTTCAGCTGGATGATCGGCCGCACCAGATCGCGGTTGAGCGTGGCGGCGAGCAACTTGGCGTCGGCGCGGGCGATGTCTTCGCGGACCTGTCCGTGCAGATCGGCCTGACCCGATCCGATGCCGCTGGCTTTGGCGTCGGCGCTGCTCGTTTGCCCGAGGACGGCCTTGCTGACCTGATCGTCGATATATTCGGCCAGCGACCGCCACAGCTCATTGGGCGCGGTGCCGGTCTTGCCGTCGATGAATTCCAGATCCATCGTGCGCGGATAGACGGCGGCGGCATCGGTGCCGACCTGAGCGACCGCCCGCATCAGCTTGCGGATATCGCCTTCCGTTGCACCGGGATCATAGCGGCCGACCCGGATCGGCTGACCATACATTTCAAGGAAGCTTACCCAATCCTTGATCGCGTAATTCTTGAACATCCAGCCCCAGGCGATCGCGCGGGCAAGGCCGCCCCGGATCGGCAGCCCGCTTTTCGCCGGGTGAATATGGGTGATGAACTTGCCATAGGGCAGCGGCTCACCGATGCCGCCCGCATTCTTCAGCAGCGGCGTTTCGCCATCGGTCTGATCGAATTCGAACCATGTCGGGTGGCGCCATTTCAGCTGGGCAGGCAGCCACAGATCGCCGGTTTCCCAGATTATCTCCGTGAAGCTCGGTCCCTTGCCGATCGCATCGAGAATATCGGCAAGCTCCGTTTCCAGCGTATCGCGTTCCAGCCAGTCCTCGATCAGTTTGGCATCGGCTTTTTCTTCCGCGCTTTCGCCTGCCGGTTCGACATGACGCGGCAACTGCGCGACCCCGCGCTTTCGTGTTCCCATGACCGACAGATAATGAAGGTCCTTTTCCTCCATTTCCTCGGCCAGCTCGAAATAGGCGATGGCGTCGCCCTGCTCGGCCGATCGCAACAGCCCGCCCAGCTTCTGCGGTGTCAGACCCGATGCCGGATGGCCGGAGAGGATCGAGCGCACGCCGGTTACCGTTGGCCCGGCAATTTCCTGCGTCAGCGTCTCGCGGCGCAGCGGCTGCCCGCGACTGTCGACGAGTGGGGGCGGCTTAGCCATCAGAGAATATCTCCTTCCATCAGATGTCTCCACACCACCACATGGCGGCCAACAGCCCCAGCGGGAGGCCGACCAAAATTCCGAGAAATTGCCAGATCACTATTTCCATCACCACGCCCCTCTGATGCCGCCCATGCGGCCGCCCCAGCCGGTCTGAAGATCCTCATCCTCCGGCGGGCGATTGCGATTGTCCGGTTGGCTCCTGCCGACCGAGCGGAAACCGTCATAGGACAGCATCGGCAGGTCGGCCGCGCGACTGGCGAGGCCATAGGCCCAGAAGCGATCGGCATGGACCGTGCTGTCGTTGATGATGCGGATGCCGCCCGATTCCTCGGACCCGATCTTCTTGATCGCCATCAGGTCGGCGCGCGTCATCGTATCCTTACGGATGCGGATTTTCCGTTCCTGAAACCGCTTCTTCATCGACATGGCGATGTCGTTGCGCGCCGGCCCGGTCAGCAGCTCACCATGCACGCGGCTGCCATATTTGAGGATCAGGTCTTCGACGACCTTTTCGCCCATGCCGGTCTGATCGACCCAGGCGGCGGCAACGCGGCGCGTTTCCATGATGAGATCGAAGAACGCATCCTGATGGGCGAAGGTCTGCCCATATTCCTCATAGGTGTCGCGCTGCCACAGCACATCGCCGACCAGCTCCATGAAATACTGGATCTGTCCATCACGACGGCGGGCCACGTCCCGGCCGAGATAGCCGAGATTGCCCTGATAGAGATCAGCTATGCCGCATTCATCATGTTCGCAGGCAATGATATCTTCCAGACGGATGAGTGCACCGGAACCGACCTTGGGGATGCAATCCAGTTCTTCCTCGGCATCGTCACCGTAAAAGCCATAAATATCATCGATCCATTCGTCCTTCGGCAGGATGTCCTGTCCTTTGGTCCTGGCGACCATAGCGATGCGCTCATAGAGTCCATCGGCTATGGCAGCGCGGAACGGGATCGTGATCCGTTTGCCCTTGCGTTTTCCGCTATCGATGTCGGCGAGCAGAAGGTTGAACGCATTACCGACACCATCATGCGTTGAAATAACCACGACCTGACCGCCCCAGATCAGCAGGGCCATCGCCGACTTGACGACCTCTGCCACATCGCTGTGAAAGGCCGCCTCGTCCAGAATGACGATACCTTGTTTGCCGCGAAGCGATCGCGGTACGGATGCAAGGCCGGTAATGCGGAAACCCGAGGCCAGCCGGATAGAGAATGCCTTGATCGGCTTGCCGCTGTCCTCGTCCAGCACCTCCTCTTCCTCGATGTCGCCAGCGACGAGGTTGAAGGCGCGGCACCACATGGCGCAGACCTCGATAAATTCGAGAGTCATGTCCTTGTCATAGCCCATATACCAGACATTCTGTCCGCCATCGCTCTTGGCGGTGGCGGCCTTCAGCGCGGCGAAAGCGGCGATGGCCCAGGTGAGGCCAATACGGCGGGACTTATCGATCGCCAACAGCGAGACGCCGGAAAACAACTCGTCAACCACGCGGCGTTGATAGCCAAGCAATAGCTTACCGCGCGGGAGCGACCGGAACGTCTCCTCCGCCGCCGCGCGTTCCTGCGCTCGCTGTTCTGCGGAGATTGATGCGGCGATGCTCACTGGCCGCGCCTCCATGACTTGACCCGCGCGAATAAGCCAATGCCGAAATTCAGCCATGCAAATTCGAGCAACTGCCACTGCCACCGCTGCGCCTGTTCGAGGTCGAGCGCGAGGGCTTCGTCGATCGACAGATCGCGCCATCTCAGACGAGGAAACAGCATCGCCTACACCTTCCGCTTCAGCGAAAGAGTGTAGGCCACATCATCAATCAAGATTTCGGTAGCGGCGACGACGCCCGGAACGATGTTGTCCATTTCGTCGAGGCGACGGCGCATTTCCTCAATCTTGCAGGCCAGCGCCAGTGCGTCATCAATACCGATTCCATCATCGAAATCGTCGGGGAGATCGGGGAGAATATCAGCCATGGGCATCCACCTCCTTTGCGAGGGCCGCGAAGCGTGTCCGCGCGGCCCTGGCTGCCTCAGCGGCGGCATGGTCGCTGGGATAGACGGCGGCACTGTAGACAAGCGTTCGCCCGCACCCGCCGATCAGCCGCCAGCTATATCCCTGATCGGTGGGAATGACTCCGAAGGGCGCGGGCATCATGCTCGCCCCTTGGTATCGAGGATGCCATCCAGCGCGCTCCGGTTGCCCGCCTCGATGTTGGCGGCAACGATCTCCATCGCTTCGCCGGGCGTCAGCGCCCGCTGATCCTGAAGCGCGACCAGCTGACCTACGAGGTGGCTGGCAACCGCCAGCATCTCCAGCGCGCTCAGGTCATCGTTGCGCCGCAACAGCGCGATCAGCTCATCGCGAAATGCCCTGTGCGCGGCGGTGGGCGAGACTGGCTTCATGTATCGCTCCCCAGCACGGCGAAGACGATCGCATCGACCGTATCTTTCGACAGCCCCTTGGACCGGGCGGCGGTAGCGGCATTTTTAGCGGCCTCTTTGGTGGCTCTTTCCGCCGCGCGCTTTTCCAGCCGCTCGATGCGGTCGGTATCCGTCTTGGCGGCGCTGGCGAGCGACTGGAGCGATCGCGCGAGGAACATCACGTCCTCCGCGCTGAAGGTTACCGGCTTCGCCTCGCCGGTCTCCTCATCGATGTCGATCGCGGTCATCGTCTGCATCACGATCGACTGCATCAGCTCGATATTGGCCCGCCCCAGCTTGGTGTCCGGCTCATCGCCGAATTTGGAGACGAGCGCGTCGGCGATCGCGCGCGACTGGCGCATCCGCTCCTGCACCTCGCCGAGCGTGCGGACATGGCGGCCGAGCGCGGAGCGGCTGACCTCGATGTCGAGTTCGAGCAGCTTGGCGCGGATTTCGTCGATCGTGCGGCCCTTGCGGCGCAGATCGGCGATCAGCTCCTGAATATCGGGCAGCAGCCGGTCGATCGAGGACGGGCGGTTGACGCGGCCCGCCATATTACAACCCGCTGCCGGGCGAGGGACGCTGGATGCCGGGGATGCTGGAGCGGCCTTTGGCCAGATCGGCCCCGCGCTCGGTCAGATTGGCGACGATCATCGTATCGGTCGGGCGCAACAGGGTTACCGCGCGTTGCTCCTCCAGCCAGATCAGGTGACCACGCATCTGGTCGCGCGTGCATTGCAGGCCAAGCTGCTCGACCGACTGGGTCAGGACGCTGTCATTGGCCGAATAGCCGGGCGCACCGTCGAGCAGGCGCAGGATGGCAAGGCGCACATGACCGTCATGCAGTTGTGCAAAGTTCATCACCGGTTCCTTCTGTTGACCGGCAGCGCCCGATCCATCAGCAGCTGCTCGATGCGCACCACGGCCTGCTCGGTCCGGTCGGCGGCCTTGCCGATCAGCTCCATTTCGCGGCGCGAGGCGGCGATGTCGGTTTTCAGCACTTCGAGATCGGCGAGCGACGGCGCGGCATCGAGGTCCTTGCGGATCTCGGCAATGTCGCTTTGCGCCTTGCGCACATCGCCGCGCAGAACAGACACATCGCGTTGCAGCCGACCGGTGCCCACCGGATTGGCCGCGCCCGATCGGCGGGCTGTCCAGATTGCAAGGGCCAGCATCGCGAGAATCGCGATGCTGATGAGAACATCAGGGGTTTTCATTGCTGTCTCCGGTGGCGGATGGCGGGCCAGCCAGATCGGCGACGCGCGGGAATATGCGTTCCTGAATGGCCTGAATGATCGGCAGGCCGGTATAGCCGATGCCGATCGCCCAGCAGGTCGAGACCACAAGGCTGCGGTCCGGATCGGTGATGACCAGGCCGACGACCAGGATGCAAAGCAGGGTGACGAGCGCGACCATCTGCCAGCGGGCAAGCGGGCGTGGCGGCGGCGGTGCGATCAGGCTGGCGAGGATCACGCCCAGCACCGACAGCAGCGCCGCCAGCACCGGCACAGGATAGCCGAGCAGGTTGACCATGACCGGGCCGGATGCGGCGGCGGCGGCGGCCTCCATGCGGTTGGAGGCGCTCACCGGTCACTCTCCGCACGACGGCGATCGTCAGCCGCCTTGAGTTTCTCGATCGAACTGATGAGGCGATCGAGCTGATGCGCCTGCTCGGTCGCATCCTGCCGTTCGTCGATGCTCATGGGCGTGCAGGCGTCTCCGGATGGAGATAGTCCAGCCGCTTCGGTCGCTGCATCAGCACCGGATCGGGCAGCGGATAGGCCGGGCACTGGCGCGTCTCCGCGACCACCGGAATCGGTTCCGGCCGCGCGGTCTGTTGACCGCACGCCCCCAGCAGCGCGAGCAGCGGCAAGATTGGCGCGCAGCCGGTCGGCCTCGGCGCGGATAGCGGCGATCTGGGACAGATAATCATCGGCATCCTTTCGGGTAAGCGTGCTGTTCTCGCGCTCGGCATCGAGGACGGCGCGGCTATCATCGGCCTGCGCCTTCAACCGCGCGGCGATCGCATCGGTACGAAACCGGCCGAGCGATGCGATATGCGCGCGCGCATCGGCCGCCTTGACGGGCAACAGCTGCCCCTTGTCATTGCGCTGATCGACGGCCTGCGCGATTTCTTCGAGCACACCCGCGCGCCAGTCCTTCAGGTCGGCGATGGTGTTACGCTGCCAGATATTCAGGCCGACATTGGCGACGATCACGATCATCACCAGCGATGACACCAGCCCCGCTTCCCCGGTGAAAAGCCTCCGCAAGGTCGCCAGCATCAGCTCGCCCCCAGTCCGCGAGCGCGGTTGAGCCAGCCCGTCAGAAACCGCTTTTGCGACGGATAGCGCGCGACGATCGCGCGGTAGCGGTCGGCCGCCGCTTTGCGATAGGCGGAGATCAGCACCGGCATGCCGAATGCCGGATAGGTCAGGACCACCTGATAGGCCGCCATCGTCGCCGCCCCGATCTGACCATCCACGGTCAGCCGATCATTGCGGCGCATGCCTTCGAGGCAGGCATTAAGAGCCTGCTGCAACAGCTTGCGCGCCGCGCCGAGCCCGCCGTTGACGGCCTGATCGAACATCGCTTCGCCCAGCGGGCGCGCGAAATCCTCGGCGCGTACCGTCTGCCAGAAACAACGATGATAGAGGTAAACCGCATCGCCACGCGTCAGCTTGCGAATATCCTGACCATCGATATCGCCGTCCATATCGAGATCGAAATCGGCGATCCCGTCGCCATCTTCGTCGAATGCGCCTTCCGCCTTCAGAAAGCGTAGCGATATGCCGAAACTGGTCGTGCCGCCCCGGTCGGCGGGATCATCGACAAAGCCGCCCTCCCTGACCAGCAGCTTCCTGACCTCCGCCGCATAGCGAGCAGAATAGCCGGTGACGACGATATCGGGTGAAGGGGATTTTTCCATGCCCCCTCGTCGCGCGAAAAGGGGCAGACGTTTAGATGAGATAATTCAGGTCAAAGCCCGGCGAAGAGATCGAGCTGCCCGTCATCCTTCCGGGCGCCTTCAAGGATCGCGTATACATGCCGCTCGGTATAATCGGTTGCAAGCGCGATCTCGCGCACCGTCAGGTCGGTCGTTTGCGCCAGTTCCAGAACCCGCTGGCGGCGCAGATAGGCTTTTGGCAGCAACAGGTGAGAGCCCCGAAAATGATCGGCCAGCTGAGTTGCTGCTTTGGAGCCGATCGCTGCCGTGACCGGATGATGCGGCCCAATGCGGGCCGGTACATAAAGGGTCGTGCCGCCCAGATGACGGCAGAGTGAGCGTGCCGCCTGCTCGCCGATCACGTCGGCGATTTCGCAAAAGGTCGAGTTCTCAGGCTGCACACGCATGGTTCAGATCATCAGCCCCAGCACGAAACCGAGAAGAAAGACGACGACCATGACGGCAAATCGCCAACCCGGCGTTAACCGTGATCGTGGGCGGACGGGTGGATAGAGGAGCGGCGCATTTTCCCATTCCAGCGTCGGCCGCGACCGGCTGGATTGATGCACGCGCACGCTCACGGCCTGTCCTCGCGCAGCTTGCGGCCCAGCGCGGCGGCCACCGCGTCGAGTTGCTGAAGGTCCCAGGACAGGCATCCGCCGACGGCGCTCGCTATCCCGCAGAGGCGGAAGGCGGCATCCTCGATCAGCCAGTTCTCAGGCGCGATCGCGTTGTCGACCAGCTTGCGCCAGATCGCTTCGCACAGGCGCAGTTTCAGTGCCCGTAATTTGGCGCTCGCGTCCATGGCCGGCGGGAAGCCGCCCTGTCTCCAGCCATAGCGTTCGGCCATCGCCTTCAGTGCCTCGATCAGCTTGTAGCATTGCGCCTGATCGGCCCATTGCAGTGCGTCCACCTTCAGCTGCCGCCGGGCGAAGGCTTCGAGCGCCTGCTCGCTGCTGTTGTCGATCGCGCCAAGGTGATAGAGCGAGATCCACAGCGCGCGGGCCTTGCGGGCGGGCAGATGGTCGGCGGCGGTGCGCTGGCCGGGCTTTTTCGCGGGCCGGGCCTTGAAACCCCGCGCCTTGAAATGCTCGACCAGTTCGGTCAGCTCTGCCTCCGAACAATCAGCGGCGCTCATCTGACCGGTGACCTGAAACAGCACCGACCGATAGGTGTCCTCGTCCAGGCCGAGCTGCTTGGAGGCCAGATGCACTTTGGCGATCATCGCCCGCCGGTGCGGCTGCGGCGCGAACCGCGCTTTCCTCGCGGTGGCACTCATGCCGCACCTGCCTTCCGCCGCGCGGCGGTGAGCCAGTTATGGAAGGCCCCGCCAAGGCCGCCCGTGCTGGTCGAGCTGATACCGGCGATGCGCACGCGCGCGCCGTCCCAGCGCATGGAAATCCGGCCACCGAATTGCATGATCACGCGATGCGCCAGAGCTTCCATCGCGATGCGGTGGCGGGCATGGAAATTGTGCGGATCATCGGCATAGCTGCCTGCCTCGCGCTCGGCGTCGGCAAGGCCCGCCTCGACAAAGTCGATCGCCTCTTCAATGTGAATCATAACATTCCTCCCAAAACAATCGCGATGACCGGCGGCGCGGCGATCGCGACCGCCGCCAGCATCATGCCGACGAAGACGCGACCGGGTGACATCGGTTCGCCGGTTTGAGGACAGGTCATCAGCGCGCTGCGCGCGCGATCGAGCGTCGCGCGCATCAGTCCTCTCCCCGGATATTGCGGAAATCGAGGCCACGCTGGCGGCAGGCGGCCAGCACATGGTTGAGCGATCGTTGTTCATCGCGGCCCGCCGCCACCACTGAGGCCAGCTCCAGCACCTGGGTGCATTCGCCCAGAGCCCCGTCGAGGCGGGCGACCTGCTTCAGCAACTGGATTTCTTCCGTACTGTCCACGCCCCACGCCATGCACAGCGCCTCAACGTCTTCCGGCTTGACCTTGTGCGTCTCAAAAATCGTCACCCGGCGGGAAAGTGCGGGTTTTGCCGCGCGACCCGTCGCCCGGATTTTCTGGACGAGGCGGGGCTCGCCGACAAAGGCGACGCCGACGTTGGTAAGATCGTGCCATCCGCGAATTTCCTCGAAGGCCTTGTCGGACAGTTCATGCGCCTCGTCGAAGATCAGCAGCATGTTCCGATCGGAGATCAGATCCACGACAAGGCTGGACAGGCGTTGCGGCGATCCGACCTCGTCGCGCTTGCCGAGCGCCTTCAGCAGCTCCAGCAGCATGTTCGCGAGGCCAGCGCGAGACGGCAGGATCTTGACGATCACGACACTGGACGGATTCATCTGACGATAAAATTCAATCGCCTGCGTTTTGCCGCAGCCCGGAATGCCCGCGATCGCAACCATCTTGCCGCGATGCGCCCAGCGCAGTTGATGAACATAGCTGCGGCTCGTCGGCGTATCGAAATAATCCGGCACCTCAGGATGGACGATATCGAGATCGGCCTGATCGTCGAGGAAATCGCGATATTCTTTGATCTTCTCTGCGATCTTGTCGTTGCGGCCCTGATATTTCTCGACACCGAATGCCGACAGCGTGCCGTGCGCGATGCCGAGGCGCTTGGCGATGATGGGCCAGCTAAGCCCGTTGGCCGCCATATGCTCGCGCAGCCAGTCGCGTTGCTGCGAAATGAAGGATTCTAGTTTCAGGTCGTTGGTCATGATAAGGTCCCGTTGCTTTGCTTCGGCTCAGTGGCGCGGCGGAGAGGGTGAGAAGCCTCCGCCGCGTCTTTCATTCGACGACGCGCAATTTCCGCACGCCGCTCATGAAATCGGTCATAAATTCGGTATCCGCCTGCCTGCGCGGTGAAGGAGCGGACTTCAGCGCCGCCGCCGTCTGGCCGCGATGCCGAACCGGGCGGATCACGCTCGGTTCGGGCAGGTCCTCGGTTGCTGCATTGGGCAACATCGCCGCGATCCGGGCCGCGACCTGTTCGGCGGCGAGCAGCTGCTCGGCCTCGGCCGCCTCGCGCACGCTGCGGCGCCATTGCGCTTCCTGCTTCGCCCGGTCCTTGGCGGCGGCGACATCGAGAAATCCGGTATTTTCGATCACGTCGGCGCTGGCGATATAGGCTCCGGCCAGATCATAGACATGGATCGGCTGATGCAGATCGTCGGGATCGAACCGCACCGTCACCAGCTTGCCCGCATGGCGGTTGAGGTCCGGCGTCCAGTACCGATTGCCGAACATTTCGATATGACTGGTGTCGGAACGGATACGGCGCTTCTCTCCGGCCAGCAGTGCGAGCCGTAGCTGCTCTTCGCTCGCCTTGCCGATCGGCGCGCTGGCGAAACTCTCCGCGAACACAGCGTCGAAGCTGCGACCCGCCGCCATTTCGGTGCGGCGACCCTGCCGCGCATTATGGGCGGCGATGCCCTGCGCCACATGGGCGCGGAATTCGGCGATCGGGATAGCGCGGTCGCCATAATTGTCCGGCTTCGCGTCCGGCTTGTTGCCGGTATAGGCCCCCGACATCGCGGGATGCTTGGCGATATCCTCGCACATGTCGCGAAATCCGCGTTCGATCGGCTTGGACTGGCCGCGATAGGGCGTCGCCCAGTGGGGATTGATGCCGAGCGACGGCAACAGGCCGGTCGGGTCTTCCTCCCTGATCTTGAACCGGTAACGGGTCAGCGCGCCGCCGGTTATCCACTTGGATGCAAACGCCCGGCCATTGTCGAGCAGACAACCCTTGGGGATACCGAAACAGCGGAACAGATCCGCAAAGGCCAGCCGCGTCTGGATCGCGCTTTCGACCTCGCCGATCCGCCATGCCAGAACCTTGCGACTGTACACGTCCTGAATAGCGACCATGATCGGACGGCGGACGATTGGCTTGCCCTTCGAATCGGTGCCCCAGTTGACGAACACATCGAACTTGTGGCCGTCGATATTGACCAGTTGCATCGCATGCAGATCGCTCACGCTGCGGCGCTGACTGGGAATCGAGCGCCGCAATGCTTCCTGACCGTCGCGCTTCAGCAGGATGACGCTGGGGTCTATCTCGCGCTCCAGCTTGCGCTGGAAGGTCTTGACGTTGGGAATCGGGATGCCGTGAACCTTGGCGATCCCCTCGACCCGGCGATAGCAGGCCGCAAAGGTCGGCTTTTCGGGGCGCAGATAGTCGGATTTGAACAGCGTCCACAGCTCTGCATCGATCTGGGCATCCACTCCGCCACCCTTCCGGCGCGGTGCAAGCGCAGGTAGCCAGTCGGATGCATGCAATCCTCCGATCAGGCCAAGCCACAGCCACAACGTCGAGGCTCCGACCCCATGGTCGGCGGCCACCTGCGGCACGGCGGCGGAACGGGTCAGTCCGGCTTCCTGCTCATAGGCGATGACACTCTCCACGATCGCAAGACGGCGGCGCGCTTCAGCGCGGGTCTTTTCGCTCTGGCGGTCGAACCACTGCCATTCGCGGCTGACCACTTCGTCATTGGCGGCCAGCATGGCGTTGCTGTTATGCGGCCCCGCAATGGCGGATCGCCTGACCAGTTCGGCCCGTGCGGCTGCCGGAAGCACGCTGACATGATATTCGGTGCCGCCGCCTCGGCCTGCGCGGCGGCGGGCCAGCAACCGACCCTCGGCATCGACCTGAAGAGCCCATTTTTCGTCACGGGCACGCTCGTTGATCGCGCGCTTCACACGCGGGAGGCCGGGCAGGTTCATACCCGCCAGTTCGTCGGCGCTATACCATCCGCGTTCGTCTGATGTGATGGAGCCGCTATAGGCATTCATATGTTCAGCATCCCTCTCTTGATGGGGCGTGCACCGGCGGCAATGGATTTGCGTTGCGCCTGAAGCTCAGCGATCTGCCGGTCGATATGGCCGAGCTGCGCGGTGTGGATTTCATCGCCGACAAGGATCGCCGCACCGACACGGCGCACCAGCGCGTCGAGAATGTCGTATCGCTTCGTGACCGCGATCAGCGCGAGGAAGCGGTGGACCGAGACATTGAAATCCCCGCGCGCCTCGGCCGCATATCCGTCAAGCATCAGCTTCGACACGTCCTCGTCGAGCAACTCACTCATCAGGCCCGCGATTTCGTACCGGGATCGGCCAGCTCCGCCCAGCGCGCGACCGACCGCCGCCGCAACCATGCGATCGAGCCCCGCCAGCTCCGCCGCCGCGCACGACGGCGCACGCGGCGCATCGAACGTGAAGACGAGCTGATCGGTGGACAGCGAGGCGCGGCGCTTTTTTGTCACGGGCGCGGCTCCCAGCGGATGAGAACGCCGTCGAACTGGCCCGCGCTATGGGCGTTGAGCCACCAACGGCCCATATGCAGCCGCGCTTTGTCGACGAAGAGCGCACCGCCGAATCCATCGTCCCAGGCGAGCTGCTCAATCTCGACATTGTTGAGCGGACAGCCGCGCAGATAGACGGCGGCGAGCAGTTGCTCGTGATTGGCATCGATGACCAGCGATATCGGTGCGACATCAAGACAGATCGGGTCGACATCGAGCAGCTTGCGGCACTGGCGCGTGCGCATCGCGGTGTAGAGCTGAACCGGCTCGCCGGGCCGCGCATGACGACGGCGCTCGGCTCGGATCGTCTGTCGCTTACGCAGCGACGCCACCGGCTCGGCGAACATCTTGTGGAAGCTATAGGCGACCATCAGCACGACACCTCGAAACCGAGGCTCTCGGCCAGTGCGATGACGCCTTCCAGATAGACCGGATTATGCTTGCCGGAGATACGATAGCGGCGCACCAGCGCGCTGCGGTCCACGACATCGACCAGGATGCACCGCGCCTTCAGATACCGGATGGCAGCATCAAGCACCTCATGCCGCCGCATGATCCAGTCGCGGGTCGCTGTCTTGCCGGTTCGCCGGGAAGGCACCACGACAACATGGGGTTCACCCCCGGTTGATCTGTTGTCGACAACAGCTTGGGAAACGTGCGGGGCGCGCGCTGAACGCCGCGAGGCGGTGCCCGATGACACCGCACTGGGGGCCTTGCGAGCCGTACCAGACGCCCCTTCGGGGGGTATTTCTTCGCTCTTGCGGGCCTTTATTGCCGCCCGCTCTTCCTGCGTAATCTCCTGCGGCCGCATGGGATTGGGGAGAGAACGGGTATAATACCCATACTCGTCGATGATTACCTGCGGCCGAACGGTCCCTTGATCGCGGGAAGCTCCACGCCCTCTGGAATTGGTCGCTCCAGATAGTCCATGAACTTCGCGAGCCGCACCGCCTGCGCGACCCTTTGCTCCAGATCGTCCTTCCTGATCGGCAGGCTGGGAACGACGCCGACCATCTTCAGCGCGCGTTCCGCGTTCTTCAGGCTGATCGACATTGCTTGCCTCCGTTCCGAAATATTCGTCAATGGCGATGATCTCGCCATTAAGGCCATAGGTTACCTCGACCGTCTTGTCGGGGCCAGAGGCCAGATCGACACCCATCTGCCGTGCAAACTCGCGCTGATAGGGCTGAAGGCCCCATTCCAGATTGCCCCGGATCGTCGCCGGAACATCGGCGAGCTGATCGGCTTCTATCGGCAGGGCGATGGGATGCGGCGACGGCAGCAATGGCACACCGCCGCTCTGCTTCAATGCATCCCTGATCGCCTCTATCTCGGCGTCGGATGCGGGGGCGAAGCCATTGGCACGCCCCAGCACATCACCGACAAATTCGGGGGTCATCTGCGCGGGTGCGGCCTTCACATTGCTACGCCGCTGACGATCATATCGGGGTGTCTCTGACATCAGTTCCTCATCATCCAGGGGGCATCAAAGCGCAGATGGCCGTGGGGTGCAGGCGACGGAGTCGCATCCAGCGGCGCGGCAACGGCCTCTTGCGCCCGGCGGCGCAGCTCCAGCCGGGCCAGCGCCTCGGCATGGCGTTCCCGCGCCTTCAGCTTGCGCAGCTCGGCAATCGAGCAGCCCCGCGCCATGGCTTCCTGAAATTCGGTGCGCGCCCGCGCCATGCGGTCGGCTTCGGCGGTCATTGGCCTGTCCTTTCCGGGTGAATTTCGGCGATGCGCTCGGCCAGCATCGTGCAGGCGGCGCTGTCATCCGGCCTGTCCTTCAGCGGCGGCAGGGCTTCGCCACGCTCGCGCAGGATTTTGAGGATGCGGACATGAGACAGGCCGATGCGGCGGCCGATCGCACGCAGGCTGTGCCCGTCACGCTTCAGCGCGACGATATCGTCGGCGCGGGTTTCGAAAACCCAGTCCATTTGTCCGCGCCAGTTCATCCCTGCCTCACTTTCAGACCGCGCCGCGAGGGCCGGGGATTGGGCAATTCGGAAAACCAGCGCCGCACCACGGCCATCCCGGTGCGATAATGAACCGACAGCTCGCGATGGCTCATATGGCGGGACTGGATCGGGAAATCGGCGGGCATCGGCCGCAATGCCGACCCATCCGCGCGCGCAATCCATCCGCGCTTTTTCATCCGCGACAGCTGGCCGGGGCGGACCCCGATTATCTCGGCAACGACCTTCATCGGGTGCACCTCGGCCAGCTTGCGCGCGCGGTCGTGAACATGTTGCGGGATCGCCGTCACAGCGCCAGCCCCCGTTCGATCAGATCGGCGGAAAGGCCGGTCAACACCTCGATCTGCGCGCGATACTCTGCGCGGAGCTGCTCATACTGGTCGATGGCATCATTCCAGCGCGCGATTGCGCCCGGCTCTCCGGCGGCGGCGGCATGCATCGCACCCGTCACCCGCATGGCCGAGAGGGACAACCGCATGCCGAGTACCTTCAGACGCCAGCGTGGATCGCACGGCGGCCCATCGATCAGACCATCTTCGAGAGTGGAGAAATCCCCATCCACGGGCCGGACAAAGGCCTGAACCGCGTTCATGCGAGCCACCAGATCAGCAGGACGATCCAGAATGAACCGCAGATCATCAGGGCCAGCAGCAACGCCGATGCGTAATCCTTCTCACTTGACATGAAATCCCCCTTCCATCTTGCCCTGGAGGGCGTTTTGCGCGGCGATGATCTCGATAAGGGCGTCGCGGACCGATTGGCCGATGCAGCCGATCAGGCCGGGCCGCCCGCCGCAAATATGCCGGTCGATACGGATGAGATCGTCCCCGACGCAGGCCTCCAGCGGTGCCAGCGCGGCTTCCGCACCGGTTACCGCGTCGATCAGCACGCCTTCATTGGTCAGCGCCTCAATCGCCGCCTGAAGATGCACCATCGCATCGGATATGCGCGGCGCGGTCACTGGAAGTTGCCCGGCGTTCGGCCAAGCAGGCCGAGGACCAGCGCGAGAACGGCCCCCCGCTCTCTGGCGTTCAGTTGCCCTAGAGCACCGATCAGGTGGCGCGTCTCATCATCGGCGTTGCCGCCGCGATAGCCGGTCAGCACATAGCTGATATCGACGCCATGTGCCGCCGACTTTAACAGATAAGCGACGGTGAACGAACACTTGCCCATCTCAAAACGCGTCTGACTATTTAGGCTGACACCTGTCAGCTTTCCGAACTCGGTTTGGGTCAGGCCAATACGCTTTCGCTCTGCTTTTAAACGACGACCGCAAAATAATAGTTCATCGTCGAGGCGGGACTTGCTCATTCCTCGTTCCTTTTCAGGTCGTTGAGCCCGATCAAGGCATGCTGAACCTCGCCGCATGCGTCATGCAGATGCTCGGGCTCGACCGGCTCATCGTCGACGAGAGCGCCCAAAACCTTGGAGGCAGTCTCCAGCGAACCGATTGCATCGAGCATGCGGGTCCGCATGATGGCTTCGCTGCTTCCGGCAGTGACCAGCCGGATACCGGCGGGAAGCTGACCCGATAGCTGTTGCAGCGCGCCCTTTTTCTCGGCCAGCGACATGCGCCCAAACGCGCCGACAAACGCGGAAAGCCTCTTGGCCTCGGCATCGGGCGTGGGCTTTGTCTTACCCTGGACGCGGGACCATGCCTCTCCTACCGACTTTGCCGGTCCGCCCTGCTTCATGTCGGAATGGAGGAGCAGGCTTACCACTTTGGATTGATCCACGGGCTCCAGCTTTGCGAGCGCGCGTAGCTGCTTAGCGTTGGTGGCGACCGGATGGCGGCGCTTGCGCAGCCGTTCGATTTCGGACGGGCTGATACGTGAATGAAGCAGGAGGTCATTGTAAACGGTGCGGCGTGAAAGGCCTGTCTCCTCGGCCACTTGGTCCGTCCAGCCATATGCATGTGCAATCGTTGCACTTGCATCGTCGGCCTGGCTCTGGACCTGCTTTTGCCAGCGAGCGTTCGCACTGGCTGTGCGGCCTGCCGCCTCGGGATCGATGCCGACGCGCAGCTTTGCCAGTCGCACCAGCTCCGCTATGAAATTGGCGCGGTCGACGGGGTCGAGGTCCTTGCGCCACAGATTTTCGGATATTTCACGCTGGCGGCGCACGATCTTGTCCGGTGCTATCATTTCCGCCTTGAGCTGCGGTATCTCGAATTTCCGCGCAGCCTCGACGCGATGCGCCCCGGCAACCAGTGTCCAGACATTGCGACCCGGTAGGCGACAGACGACGATCGGCGTCGCCTGTCCTTCGCGCAGCATCGCACGGCCAAGCACCTCGACATGCATCGGATCGACCGGCCGCAACCGTTCGCCCATGTCGATCGCGTCAACTTCGATAAAGCCGATGTCGTCGACGGGCTCGAAATGCGGAGCGGTGAGAGGTTCGCGCGCCATATCTATCGCGCCTCCGCATTTAGACGGTGCGCGGTGGACGTGTGTGCGGTATCACACGTAATTATGTGTAACCCGGTATTCGCTCCGCCCTCGCATTCTTCACGTAGGACGCGCTCCACGGCTTTCGTCGTGCGCCTGTTGGCGCCGCCGCGCAGTATCTCCGAAACTGACCCTTTTCCTAGGTTTTTTGCCCGTTCGAACGCTGCGATTGAGCGGTATCGCTTGCGGATAGCCGCCTTAATGTCTTCCTTGTGGAGGGTTTCGATAAGCACCTTGTGCCCCATTCAGAGGATTAAACAGTTTTCTGTGTATCACACGGAAAACTGTTTAAAGCAAGACTGATATGGGTGCTGACAGCAAATTGGCGGCCATGGGGAGGCGGATACGCGAAGCGCGCATATCTATGTCATTGAACCAGAAGGATTTTGCTAAAATTGGCGATGTCGGGATAACGACCCAACAACAATATGAAGCTGGGAAGACCTCACCGACCGCCGTTTATTTGTATAATCTGGAGGTCGCTGGTGTTGATATCGGCTATCTATTGACCGGGAGGCATAGCGATGGTCAGTTGGGCTTCCAAGACGCTCATGCTTTGGAGCTTATGGAACTCCTTTCAGAGCGCGAAAGAGGAGCTGTGACAGCGATGCTTATGGTGCTGGCGGGTCGCACAAGTGATGCGAGCGATCCATTAGGATTATCGGCGACGCTGCATGCACCTCGGCGGGAATATAAAGGGATGACCGAGGGTGAATGAAGGCGAAAAAAAATGCCCACGCTGCGCGGAGATGGTGAAGGCAGATGCATATGTCTGTCGTTTTTGTGGGCTTAACTTTGCGGCCGGATTCAAGCCGCCTACACCGGCACCAACGCAGTCTAAATCCGGATTTTCTTGGGTTTATGCAATTGGATCTGTTATTGGCCTGTTACTGATTGCCAGAATGGCCGGGTGCGGCTCAGCGCCCGACGCATATGTACCGTCTTCCGAGCCGATAGCCGCAATAGGTGCAGAACAGCTAGCATCCCCAGCGCGGCGCGCATCAATCAAAGAATTGTTCGATGCCTATGAAGCCAATGAGATGCGTGCCCAGCAGGAATATGGCGCGCAGCCGATCATTGTCACCGGCACGGTTCGCGGCGTAGACCTCGATCTGACTGACGATCCAGTCGTGCGACTGGAGGATGGCGAATATCGGTTGAACGCCTATTTCGACAAGGACAATGGCGGCGCTGCGACGGGTAACCTTGTGAAAGGCCAGGTCGTGACGGTGCAGTGCGCTGAGACAAGCGAAGTTCTTGGGACTCCCGGCATCCAGCAGTGCCAGGTGATACCCAACTCAGAATAACTCCCACTTTGTAATTTTATTGCGCAGGTATTTTCGGGTAAAACGGCCTATTTGCGCCAATTTCTGGAAAATCTGGCCTTTTGCAGCTGACTCCCACTTTCGTAAGGGCCGGACGGGCCGTCGAGGCGGTAACACACATATTTTAATGTGCTCTCAAATGCCGCTTTTCTGCCATTGAGAGGGGCATAAGAGGTTTTTCAAGGCGTCTTGCGGCCACTCTAAAAGCTTCGGTCCGAAACCCCTCTAATTAACCATCGACTCTAGACACAGCCTTTGGCACAAAGCCCCGAGTGAAAAACGACGAAACGCCCGGATTTCCGGCAGATCATCCCGCGATGTCCCGCATGATGCCGGTCAATCCCGCCACTCTAACCTCTCTTGTCCCCTAACACCCTTTGTTGAAGACCCTATGATTTCAGCTGGGCGCCCATGGGATGCCGCCCCACATGAACACCGGGACGAGCCCTGCCAGCCCGCCCCGGTTTCGTGGATCCGGCATTCTCGCTTTCCCCGAATATATCGGGAAAAAGCCCTGCTACAGCACCTCGAAAAGGCCAGCCGCGCCCATGCCGCCACCTACACACATGGTGATGACGACATGTTTCGCACCGCGCTTCTTGCCCTCGATCAGCGCATGGCCGGTGCAGCGCGCGCCCGTCATACCGTAAGGATGGCCGATGGAGATAGAACCGCCATTGACGTTCAGCAGTTCGTCGGGAATACCGAGCCGGTCGCGGCAATAGAGCACCTGCACCGCAAAGGCCTCATTCAGTTCCCACAGGCCGATGTCATCCATCTTCAACCCGAAGCGCCGAAGCAGCGTGGGGACAGCGAACACGGGGCCAATACCCATTTCATCCGGCTTGGTGCCCGCCACCGCCATGCCGACATAGCGGCCCAGCGGCTGAAGGCCGCGCTGCTCGGCAAGCTTCGCCTCCATCACGACGCAAGCGGACGAACCATCGGAAAGCTGGCTGGCATTGCCGGCAGTGACAACGCCGCCTTCGACCACGGTTTTGAGGGACCGGAGGCTATCCAGCGTCGTTTCCGGGCGGTTTCCCTCATCCTTGTCCAGACGGATCGCCTTTTGCGAAATTTCGCCGGTTTCCTTGTTCTGCACGCCCATTACGGCATCGACCGCGAATAGTTCCTGATCGAAAGCGCCCGCGGCTTGTGCCGCGGCAGTACGCTGCTGCGACCGCAGTGCATATTCGTCCTGAGCCTCCCGACTGATGCCATAACGGCTCGCCACCGTTTCCGCCGTCTGAAGCATCGGCATATACATATCCGGCACCATGGCGAGCAGTTCCGGATCGGGCGTGACCCGCATGTCCTTCGTCTGCACCAGCGAG